CGTTGCTCGCGGTGATGGTTCGGACTACTCAGCGTTTCACGTCATCGATGCTACAACGTGTGAGCAAGTGGCAGAATATAAATCACAAGTGGATACGCGTACTTTCGGAAATATGTTGGTATCTGTTGCTACTGAGTATAATAACGCTCTTCTTGTTGTTGAAAATGCAAATATTGGATGGGATGTTGTTAATACCGTAATAGAAAAAGGCTATCCAAATTTATATTATTCACCTCGTGCTTATGGTGATATTACTATGGATAAATGGATGGATAAAATGGATAAAGAACAAACAGTTCCTGGATTTACTACATCAGCTAAAACAAGACCACTTGTTATCTCAAAGATGGAGGCGTATATTCGAGATAGACAGTTTACCTTTCATTCTAAACGTTTGTTAGAAGAATTACGTGTATTCATTTGGATGCATGGTAAAGCACAAGCACAAAATGGGTATAATGATGATTTAGTAATGTCTTTAGGTATTGGATTATTTACTAGAGATACTGCAATGAAATTTTACCAACAAGGAATGGGTATGACACGTCAAAGTATAGATAGTATAACAAGAACAACAGCTGAAATGTCAGGACCTATGAATTTTCAAAACCCATATGAACTAGATTTAGGTAATGGAACAGTCGAAGACATTTCATGGGTAATAGGGTAAATAAATATTTATAGTCACAATAAAACATAAAAATGGCCGAACAAAATAATACTGGTGGTTTATTTAGTAGATTATCTCGCTTATTTAATACAGATGTAATTATAAGAAATGTAGGAGGTAAACAACTAAAAGTAACCGATGTAGACCGCATTCAAGCATACGGCAATGTTAAAACAAACGCATTAATAGATAGGTTTACTAAGTTACACCGTTACGGAGCTAATATGCCGTACAACCCAACTATGAACTATCAAACACTTCGTATTCAGTTATACACTGATTATGAAGCAATGGATACAGATTCAATCATTGCCTCTACATTAGATATTGTAGCAGATGAATCTACTTTAAAAAACGAAATGGGTGAGGTACTTCAAATTAAGAGTGCTGATGAAAATATACAACGTATATTATATAACTTATTCTACGATATTTTAAATATCGAATTTAATCTTTGGGTTTGGACACGTAATATGTGTAAATATGGTGATTTTTATTTACACTTAGAAGTTGCTGAAAAATTCGGTGTATATTCCGTATCGCCATTATCAGTTTATGATATGGTACGTGAAGAAGGCCAAGACCCAAACAACCCTGCATCTGTAACTTTTAAAATTGATCCATCAGTAATCGCATCTGGTGGTTTAAATTCACGTTTGTCAGATAGAGAGGGGCGAATTAAATTTGAAAACTATGAAATTGCTCATTTTAGGCTAATAACTGATGCAAACTACTTACCTTACGGGCGTTCGTATATAGAACCTGCTCGTAAAACTTATAAGCAGTATGTGTTAATGAAAGATGCAATGTTGTTGCATCGTATCACTCGTGCCCCAGAAAAACGTGTATTCAGTATTAACGTAGGTAATTTACCTGCAAATGAAGTTGATGCATACATGCAGAAGCTGATGCAGAAGATGAAGAAAACTCCTTATATAGATAATCAAACAGGTGAATACAACTTAAAGTATAACCTAATGAATATGATGGAGGATTATTATTTACCTACTCGTGGTAATGATACTACTACTAAAATCGACACAATTAAAGGTTTAGAGTATAATGCAATTGATGACGTAGTATTCTTACGTGATGAGATGTTAGCTGCACTTAAAGTACCTAAAGCGTTCTTCGGGTTTGAAAAAGATTTAACTGGTAAAGCTACATTAGCTGCTGAAGATATTCGTTTCGCTCGTACAATTGAACGTATTCAACGTATTATATTATCTGAATTGTATAAAATTGCTTTAGTGCATTTGTACGTTCAAGGATATGATGGTGCTGCTTTAACTAATTTTGAATTAGCATTGACTAACTCGTCAATCATATTTGAACAAGAAAAAGTAGCATTATGGAAAGAAAAAGTTGATTTAGCTAAAAATATTCAAGATACAAATTTATTACCTTCAGATTGGATTTATGATAATATATTCCAATTCAGTGAAGACCAATATGATGAATATCGTGATTTAGTACTTGAAGATAAAAAACGTGTATTCCGTCAGGCACAAATCGAAAATGAAGGTAATGACCCAGCTAAAACTGGTAAATCATATGGTACACCACACGACTTAGCTTCATTGTATGGTAAAGGTAGAATGGGAACTAATACAGAAGTACCAGGTGGATACGATGAAAAACGTCCAATTGGTCGTCCTCAAGAAAAAGCATCTATTGTTGGTACACAAAGAGATCCATTAGGTAAAGATAGAATTGGTAAAGGTGAAAATGGTGCCTTACACCAAACTAATAATAGTGGTGAAGGTAGTGGTACACCAAAAGGTGGTTCACCAATAGCAATGGCTGAAGTACTTAAAAATAAAGGTTTAATAGATTCTATACCTAAAAATATACGTAAGGAAATAGTATTTGGGCCTGATCAAGAACCATCTCTACTTAATGAAAATAATATAAAAGGGATATAATATTCTGTATATTTATACATAGTATCATACTACAAGCATGAAGATAAAACACAGCAAATATAAAAATACTGGCATCTTATTCGAATTATTGGTGCGCCAAATTGCATCAGATACAGTATCCGGTAAAGATTCTGCAGCGATTAATATTGTTAAAAAATATTTTGGTAAAACTGAATTAACTAAAGAACATAAATTATATCAAGCACTAATTACATCTAAAGCATTAACAGAAGGTAAAGCCGAATCGTTAATCAATTCAGTACTTGATATCTCTTCACGTTTGAATAGAACAGCATTACGTAAAGAAAAATATAACCTTATTAAAGAAATTCGTGATCATTATGATATCGAAGAATTTTTTAAGGCAAAGATCAGCAACTATTCACAACATGCTGCTGTATCTAATTTAATAGAAGCTCATGGGTCATTAGAATTCATTGAGCCTTCTCAAGTTATCGATAACAAAGTAACATTACTTGAACATATTACTCGTAAAGAGGTTAATATTGAACAAGTTAAAGATCGCGTATTAGAAGAGTATGGTAAAATGGATACTGGTACACGCATCTTAGCATACAAAATGTTATTAGAAAAATTCAACGAAAAATATTCAACATTATCTCAATCACAAAAATCAGTATTAAAAGAATACATTAATAATGTTACTAATACTGTTAAATTGAGAGAATTTGTTAATGAACAATTTGCTACAATTAATAAGTCATTGACTGAATTAATTCCTGCTGTAGCAGATAAAACAGTTCAAATCAAATTAAATGAAATAGCTAGTTTCTTACAGCCTTTAGATAAAAATCAAAATGTAAAAGACGAAAATATAATTTCACTTTTACAATATCACCAATTAATAGCAGAATTAAAAGCAATTAAATAATGACAAATTCTCAATTAATAAAACTTATTAAAGAAATTTTAAATGAAGATGCTACAAGTGCACCACCACCTGCTAACACGCCAGCAGTTCCGGGTAGAGTACAAGGTAGTATTAATATAAAATTATTTCAAAAATTAGATCCAAATATCAATCCATCAATATTATCAACTACTATTGGTAAAGTAAAAAACGGATCTGGTTTAAATGTAAATGATAATAAAATTTTAGCTGGATTAATGACATCATTAATTAAAACATCAGATGATACTTTATTATCTCAAATATTTGCTAACTTGAAACAAATTCAAGCTAAATAATGGCTGAAATAGATGCAAATACAGATCCTGCTAGAAAAGGTAGCTATGAGTTTTCACAACTTGAAACTTATGGTGACTTAAAAAAAGTTATTGAGTCTATTACTAGTAGACAAAAATTAAGTGCTATTAAAGGAGGGATAAAAGGAAAAGCTACAGACATAGCACTAGATGCTGTTGTAGAACTTTTAAAAGCTACTATACCTGGAGTTGGATTAGCTAAACATGGGTATGATGTATTTAGAGGACTTATAAAAAAACCAGATACTAAAAAAACTAATACCTGGTTAGATAAATTAGATATTGACGATGAGATGTCTAAAATTATAGATGATACAGTTGAAAATGGATTTATAGAGGCAATGACTAAAACACTAGAATCAAAACCAGATGATAAACCATTAGAGCCTGACTTTAACATGAATGCTGAAATGGTAAAGTATTTAAGAGATAAATATGAAGGTAGAACAGTAGCAGGTATTAAGGAAAATAAAAATATGGATTTAAAAGAATTTATCAAGCAACTAGTACGTGATGTTTTAGATGAAGAATCTACATCAGGTGATGCTGGTCCTTATTCTACCCCATATGCGTTCTCTAAAAAAGGACAAAAAACAAACGGTGCAACTGCAGAGGCTGGAAGAGAGGGAATGAAATTAGCACCTAAAGGAATGCCAGGTGATTCTAAAGTATATGACTATAAATCATTTTTTGGTAAAAAACCAACATACAAACTTTATAAAGAAAATATGGATATTCAAGATATAATTAAACAAGA